TCACATAATCAGACAATCATCAAACTCGCCAGAGCGTGCATCGTTTATGATGTAGGTGATCACACCAAATATCGCATCCGGACTCGTGCCGTCATCGTGTGCCGGTATCTCCTCACGCCTTCCCGTCTGCAAATCCTCCAGGTGAGGCTTTGGTGATTTGCGATATCGCTTAATCCTCAGCTCACCTTCCATTCTGCAAACCAGCAACGAGCCGTCACATGGTGATAGCGATGCATCCACTACCAGAAGAGCACCATTCAGGATGCCTTCGCGGTGATGCGTTGCACCCGCTCTCATGAAATACGTGGCCGCTGGTCTGCTTATGATGCGCTTGTCGAGCAATACGCGCTCTTCAACATAGTCTTGAGCCGGACTCGGGAATCCCATAACTCACCTCCGATAGTTACTGTATATTAATGGGTCTTCCCCGATCATGGTGGGAAGGCTCAGAACTCCATATTCAGCTTACCGTAGTGGAACATCACTCCCAGTTTAAAGCGCTCCCGGTTTCGGTATCCCCTGGCTTTTATTCTCAGCAACCTTATCTTGCTGTTAAGTGCCTCCGCATTTCCGTTTGAGACACTGTGTCGCATCGCATTCAGGATCCCGTACAGCCTTTTTCCTATCGTTTTCGCAGCATTTTTCATCATGGGAACGTCACTGTTAGCCGCCAGCGCCAGCCATCTCTGCCAGTCACTCCGCCTTTCCTCGCTCCATGGCCTGTTCCAGATATCCTTTGCCAGCTCTTTCAGCGCCCAGCACTGGCTCGTCAGCTTCATCTGTGCACGCAGCCACATCAGCTTTTCCTGCCGGGATTCAGTCATCCACTTATCACTGTACTGCCACAGGAAGCGGGTTCCTTTTGCCTGGCGTCGGCTTTCAACAGGGAGGTGCGGATGTTCATTCTGACGGGTTTTATCAACTACCTCGCCCAGTTGCTTCGCCACATGGAAGCGGTCAAAGGCGATTTTCTCAACCGCGCTGGGTAAGTGGATGCGCGCTGCTCTTATATAGCCCGCGTTCATGTCCATTGAGAGCGTTTTGATAGCCAGCAACTGCCCATCAGTGAGTGTGCGAAGATAGCCGGCAAGACTCTCTGTGCCGCGATCATCCGTTAAGGCCAGCGCCCGACCATCGCGATCGGAGATCACCGTTATGTAACGATGTCCTTTTTTAAAGGCGACCTCATCCACATTCATATGACGGGCGGATAATGGCTTTTTTATCCGGGCAAGACCTCGCTTAACTGCCCGGGTCATAATGCCGTCAACCGCATTCCAGCTGAGCTTAAGTTGCTTCCTGACAGCATCAACGGTGCTGATTTTCAGCCATGAGAGAACGAACAATTCGAACAGCAACGTATACCGGCTTCCGGGGCCAGCCCACGGAACAGGCAACGTCTGACAGCCATGCTCCGGACACATAATTCGTGGAACATCGGCTTCAACAATAGTGGTGAACTGGCAGGTATCAAGATGGCGCCATTTACGATGACGGTGATCGTGAACAGAACAGGATTTACCGCAGGCCGGACAGGCTAGCCGGGTGTTTTCAGCGATCTCAATAGTGACAGTAACAGAACCGGCATTTTCATCGAGAGAAAGGGACTTTACCTGCCACGGATCGGACAGGTTGAGAATATGAGCGTAGAGGGACTTTTCGTCCATGGCGGTGACCTCTGGCGATTAAATACACCATTATCATGCCTTCAGCCACCACAACAAGGGAAGACCCATATTAATACAGTAGTACTGATCGGCGGTGTCGATCAATAGCGTTTGTGGTGCTACACTTCAGACCTTTCCGAATTCACTGATTTCTATAATGTTAAAGTTATTCGCCAAGTACACATCGATAGGTGTCATTAACACGCTCATTCACTGGGTAGTGTTCGCAATTTGCATCTATGCATTCCATACAGGACAGGCCCTTGGCAACTTTGCCGGGTTCGTTGTGGCTGTGTCATTTAGCTTCTTCGCAAATGCCAGATTCACGTTTAAGTCATCCACAACAACCATGCGATACATGCTTTACGTCGGCTTTATGGGGACGCTTAGCGCAGCTGTGGGTTGGGCGGCGGATAAATCTGGTCTGGCACCAATCATCACCTTAATTCTGTTCTCCGCCATCAGTCTGGTGTGCGGGTTTATTTATTCAAAGTTCATTGTCTTTAGGGATGTGAAATGAAAATTTCTCTGGTCGTTCCTGTGTTTAATGAAGAGGAAGCAATTCCAATCTTCTATAAAACCGTGCGGGAATTTGAAGGGCTTCAGCAGCATGAAGTCGAAATAGTCTTCATTAACGACGGTAGCAAAGACGCTACAGAATCAATTATTAACGCGCTTGCCATTGCTGACCCACTCGTAGTTCCTCTCTCCTTCACGCGTAACTTCGGAAAGGAACCGGCTTTGTTTGCTGGCCTTGACCAAGCTACAGGCGACGCGGTCATTCCGATTGATGTAGATCTGCAGGACCCAATTGAAGTAATCCCCCACCTAATTGAGAAGTGGCAGGCTGGGGCGGATATGGTTCTGGCCAAACGTACAGACAGGTCTACTGACGGTCGTTTAAAGCGAAAATCAGCTGAGTGGTTCTATAAGCTACACAATAAAATCAGCAATCCCAAAATTGAAGAGAACGTCGGTGACTTCCGTTTAATGTCACGAGAAGTGGTAGAAAATATCAAACTAATGCCAGAAAGAAACTTGTTCATGAAGGGCGTTTTGTCTTGGGTTGGCGGGAAAACAGATGTAGTAGAATACGCCAGAGCTGAGCGAGTCGCTGGTTGCACAAAGTTTAATGGCTGGAAGCTTTGGAATTTAGCTCTAGAAGGGATTACTAGCTTTTCTACATTCCCTCTACGTATGTGGACTTATATTGGATTACTAGTCGCTGGGCTTGCATTTATCTACGGAGCCTGGATGATCATCGATACTATTGCATTTGGAAATGCCGTGAGAGGATATCCTTCACTCCTTGTTTCAATCCTGTTCTTGGGCGGGATTCAACTTATCGGCATTGGCGTTCTTGGTGAATATATCGGAAGAATATATATTGAAGTCAAGGCTAGGCCTCGTTACATCTTAAGGAATAAACACAATGACTAAGGCACAAAAAAGGATTTTAGCGTCCTTATTTATGTTTATATTCACGACATCAATGTTTGCTATGTATGTTGGTGTGAATGTGCTGGACTTCAAAAGAGTTGGATGGCTTATGATAGGTGATCCTGGTCAAAGCTGGTCAGGATGGAATTTCTTCCGAAATACTCCGTTGTTGCAGTGGCCCCTTGGCCTAAATTATAACTATGGGATGGGTGTAGGTGGGTCTATCGTTTACACCGACTCAATCCCAATTATGGCCTTCATATTCAAGCCTTTTAGCGACTTTCTCCCCGCCAGATTTCAATATCACGGGCTTTGGATGTATCTTTGCTTTGTGCTTATGACGTTTTCTGCGTATTTGGTTCTTCGTAAGTTAACAAAGGATGAGATATTCTCTGCAATAGGTTCATGCTTCTTCTGCATTGCACCAATATTCTTAAATCGTGCCGGTGGTCACTTTGCATTAGGCGCTCAGTGGCTAATTCTTTTTGGATTTTACCTTTATATCAATAGGTCTTTTTGCTTTAAAAGATGGGCTGCTATTTTAGTTCTCTCAGTCACCATTCATGCATATTTGCTGATAATGGTGTATTTAATTTTTGCATTTGACATTTTAAACAAACTGAACACAAACCGTTTATCTTTAAAAAGATCGGCATTCTTTTTCGCGTGTTACTCTGTGTTAATATTTCTCGCAATGTATGCTACCGGATACTTTGTTATTAAAGGCTCTGACCCATACCCTGGATTCGGATTCCTTAACATGGATCTTGCCGGCTGGTTCAACCCAGGAGACCAGAGATACTCACATCTTATCTTGAGTCATGGGAGTCAACAGGCTAACTTTGAGGGTATAAATTATCTAGGATTAGGCATCATCACGCTATTTTTGTTTATGCTGATAGACTCCTCTTTAAGAAAGTCCATAGATTTCAGGAGAATTATAAAATCTCCTGTATTGTACTTCTGTTTAGTTCTGGCTGCCGTTTCTATAACTTATCGAATTAACTTTTATGGATTTAATCTCATTGAAATTCCAATGAATGACTTTCTCATGAAGGTTGGTGGCGTTTTTCGCTCTTCTGGTCGGTTCTTCTGGCCGGTGACGATGATCTTGATGTTGATTGTTTTGGCATACTTAGCAAAAACCTCGAAAAGTTCTGCTTATGTCTTGCTCCCTATTCTATTAATATCAGTGGCGGATGAAAGCAACTTTTTCAAAGCCGTTCGAGAGATATATACTGGTAAGCCATACAGCTCTCAAATGTTGAGTAAAGAGTGGGAAGTCATCTCCAAAGGGAAGGACACTATCATAACCACTGATTACGATGAGTTCAGCTTAAGACATTGGCTCCCATTTGCTGAATTTGCTTCTTCAGAAAAAATGAAACTTAATTTTGGGTATTTTGCTAGAGCAGACAAAGCAGCGATAGATAATAACAAAAGATATATAGCCGAAATTAAGGCTAAGGGTACGCTAAGGAATAATGAGATATATGTCGCCACAGACGATACATGGCTCAAGAAGCCCCTATCCATCTATGGCGACAAACTTAAAATAAAGAAAATTGACGGCTATTTCGTCGCTTATCTGTAAAGAGATACGGCCGCTGATGCGGCCGATTAGAACTTATACAGATTCCCGAAGGAGCCTCCAAAATCAGCCCCTAGAGCCCTGCTGTCTCCAAAAGAAATATCTCTCAGCGTAAAAGTATGCCCGGCAGCGACTGTGCCATCTCTGAAGAGTTCTATTACCGTGGCCGTGGTTCTATTGGCGGTCGTCCCATATAGGATGGCGGTCCTAACCGTCCCTCCTGTTGAAGCAAGTGTCCCTATAAGGTGAGGGTATTGTCTGTCTGGTATTTGGTTTGATGTGCTTTCAGAAAGGCCGTGCTTAAAACGCAAAAAGCCCAGAGCTATTAACTCAGGGCTTTATTTAACGAGTGCATTTATCCATCGTTGATGTCAAATTTACCCAACTTTATTCAAAAAGTCAATATTATGCCGTTAATATGTTGCCATCCGTGGCAATCATGCTGCTAACGTGTGACCGCGTTCAAAATGTTGTCTGCGATTGACTCTTCTTTGTGGCATTGCACCACCAGAGCGTCATACAGCGGCTTAACAGTGCGTGACCAGGTGGGTTGGGTGAGGTTTGGAATTAGCATCGTTACAGCGCGATATGCGGCGCTTGCTGGCATCCTTGAATAGCCGACACCTTTGCATCTTCCGCACTCTTTCTCAACAACTCTCCCCCACTGCTCTGTTTTTGCTATATCAACCACACGGCCTGTACCGTGGCAATCTCTGCATCTTGCCCCCGGCGTCGCGGCACTACGGCAATAATCCGCATAAGCGAATGTTGCGAGCACTTGCAGTACCTTTGCCTTAGTATTTCCTTCGATCTTTGCCACACCACGGTATTTCCCCGATACCTTGTGTGCAAATTGCATCAGATAGTTGATAGCCTTTTGTTTGTCGTTCTGGCTGAGTTCGTGCTTACCACAGAATGCAGCCATACCGAATCCGGCTTGTGATTGCGCCATCCCCATAGCAGCCATCACATCAGTACCGGAAAGAGAGTCAGAAGCCGTAGCCCGTGGTGAGTCGCTCATCATCGGGCTTTTTGGCGAATGAAATTTAGCTACGCTTCCCGAACTCCCGTTAACGAGTCTTCCCTCAGCAGGTAATCAAAATCGGCCGTCCAGCCCGTGTCGTTGTCTCCGAAGTAAAACGGCTTGGCCTGATGCACAAACGCCCTGACATACGCTCTGAAACCGTCCACGTTTGGCGTTTTCAGTTGCGGGATGATTTTCTTCAGGCGGCGTTTGCGTTTCTCGTTGACCGCAACAGCGTGTGGCAGTCTGTCACCGACTTCGGTGTTGTAGGCGTTCAGGAAGGATTCGTAGTCGATTCGTTCTGCCTTGCGACGTTCAGGTTTAACCTGCCCATCGCCGCCCCCGTTAGGGGGTAAGGGGGTATTTGTATTTATTGTCTTTTGTATATTGTCTTTTGTGTTTAGCTGACTTGGCTTATACCCATTAGCCGACTTGGCTAATGTTTTATTAGCTGTTTTAGCTAATGTTAAGCTGTCCTGGCTAATCCACTGAGAAACCACCTTGTTCACTCCGATTTTCACGCCATCAGCAATGAGGAATTTACGCTCGATAAGCTGGCGCTTGGCAGCGCAAACATGAGTGTGATGAATACCTGTCATGGCTGCTATCTGCGTGTTTGTGAGTCGATCCATCGGCTTATTGAATCCGTATGTCTTGCGCATGATAGCGAGCATCACCTTCAACTGCCGGACGGTTAAATCAGCCATCAGCAGACTGTCGGTAATCTCGTTAGCAATGCGCATGAAACCATCTTCGGTATCTGCCACGCGATGCTCCACGACCTCCAGTTGAGGCCTGTAATCAGCTAACTTAACGACGCCCATGTTTCACTCCTGCTTTGGCTAGTCTGTAAACACCAACAAGGCGTTCTGCGAACGCCCTGTTATTTGCTGCGGCTACCACTAATCCCTCAGGTGAATCAGGGTGTCGAATCTCTTCTTTTTCCTGGTATTTCTTACGACGTTTTGTCATAATTACTCCTGTGGATTGATCCAGTCTTTCTACATCAGGCCTCGAAGAATTCGCCGTTCTTCGGGGCTTTTTCTTTTGTCAGCATTCTGGCTACTTGCTTAGCCAGTTCCGCCAACTCCTCGTCTTCAACACCCCATTCAAGAACAGCCAGAAGCATTCCCATTTTGGGGATGAAGCTGTCTTTCCATCGCGAAATTTGCGATTCATTAACCCCTAACGCGTCGGCAACCTTTCGCTGACCACGTACAGCAATTCGATTCAGGATGTTGCTTGTAATTGCATTCGCTTTCTTGCGAGTACTTGTAAGTTGCATATGTAAGTATTTCCTTAGATAACAATTGATTGAATGTATGCAAATAAATGCATACACCATAGGTGTGGTTTAATTTGATGCCCTTTTTCAGGGCTGGGATGTGTAAGAGCGGGAATGTCTTAAGCGGCTTTTCCGCGTTTAGTTCCGTACTGTATGCATTTCCTGTTGTGGGATGCACAGCGCCGTGCTGGCATCAGCGATGCTGAAATTACCGCTGCTATGGAAGATAAATTGAAGATCAACATGGAGCGCCAGTGGCCTGAGCCAAAAGATGGTGAGCCTCGCTTGCACATTAAAGAACCCGGCAACTCTCCGGTAATTCCGGATGGTTGGGTCATGGTGCCGAAGAGACTAACAGCCGAGAACGGCGCTAAGGGTGTGCTATCCGGTGAATTTTCAGAAACTACGTTTATAAGCTGCCCGGAATGCTTTGGTGATGATGATTGCGAAACTTGTGACTGTAGCGGGAGAATCGAAATCAAGGTTCCAGTCAGTTGGACAACTATCAAAACTATTTGGGCTAAAGGGTGTGAGCACTTTTCAATAGTAGCACCGCAGCAAGATGGGTGATGAAAACAAGTATTTATAACTTAAAAGCATTAAAAAATCGCTTATAGATCAAAAGAAATCTACGTCAAATATTACTATATTTCAATGTGTTATAATTACCCCGTACATAAAATGGGGGGACACAAAATGTTCAAACGCTGCATCACCAAGTGTGGAAGCACACCTGACATCCAAGCTTTTATTAATGAAGATGGTAAGCTTGTTGTTGAGAGGAGTGGTCCTTTTATTAGCAAACAACTTATCATTACCTCTCCAGCGGAGATGGCCGGAGAATGGATAGTTTCTGAACCAGAGGAGTTGCACATCCCGCTTCCTTATGGCCCTCAGGGACTGATTTATAACCGTTATGTTCAGAAGGAGGCGGGTTGACAATGTCAGGCATAACATCGCCGAGAAATCGAAAGAAAAACAGAACAAGGTAAACGTTGACCTTGCAGCATCAGGCATGGAGTACAGAGAGCGCCTTAACATACCTGTTATCACTGAGCAGGTATCATGAGAGCAACCTGAGCACTCACGCGAGTATTTCATGGAGCGCATCAGATACTATCGCGAGCAGTCGTTAAACATGCCCAAGGGAAGCAACCCATGGTATATCGATATGGATGAACAGAACGCCAAGAAGTAAACGCAATTTGAACGAATGCGAACCCGCCGAGTGCGGGTTTTCTTTTATCTGAACTCGCTACGGCGAGTTTTGTTTTATGGAGATGATAAATGCACTTCCGAGTCACAGGTGAATGGAATGGAGAACCATTCAACAGAGTTATCGAAGCAGAGGGCATCAACGACTGCTATAACCACTGGATGATATGGGCGCAGATAGCGCATGCAGACGTAACCAATATTCGAATTGAAGAACTGAAAGAACACCAAGCCGCCTGATGGCGGTTTCTTTTTGCCTGGAGAATTAAGATGACCGATACCAGCCTGATTCCTGAGAAAGAAGTGATGAACAAGCTCGGTGTTTCATCACGTCAGACAATCTGGAACTATACCAAACGGCACGGATTTCCGAAGCCAGTCAGAACCCACCCCAAATCATACCTTCGTGAAGCTGTTGAGGGGTGGATTCTTAACGGTGGTGTTAATCAGAAATGCTCCTGA